GGATAATTGGATCAAGTGGCTTGAGCATGTGGTCAGTGATCTCAGCGATTACAAGCGAGTCAAGATAGCTGCTCGCAAGATTCCTATGCGCAAGCCACCAGCCCCTGAGAAGGTCGTGCGCAAGCTAAAGTTCCTCAGGGAATTTGCAGAATTAGGACTGACTAGTGTACGAGCAACTGAAATCGTAGGTGCTAATCAGCTGTGGATTTACAATGTCAAGACTCGCAAGCTAGGCGTTTACAATGCCAGCACGATCGATCAACAGCTCAGCGTCAAGGGTTCGACGGTCATTGGTTGGGATCCAAAGACCAGCGTGGCTAAGACACTGCGCAAGCCAGCTGAACAACTCAAGCAGTTTGCTGATTCGGGTAAGGTCCAACTGAGGACGTTCTTAGACAAGATCAAAGCTACTGAGATCAAGCTCAATGGTCGTACAAACGATCAGGTGATATTACTCAAAGCGATCAAATGAACAAGGGCCATGCATAAATAGTTGCATGGCCACTCTTAATGAACTCAAACAAGAAGTATTTGATTATGTCCGCTACAGCCTCGGTGACGGGATGGTGGATGTTGAACTTGATCCTGTGCATTATGAGCAAGCACTTAAAGCTAGCTTGCTGAGATACAGGCAACGTAGTAGCAACTCAGTTGAAGAAAGTTACACCTTTATTAGCCTATTGCAAGATACAGACAAATACACTTTGCCGAGTGAGGTTATAACAGTCAAACAGATATATCGTAGGAGCATAGGTTCGACGAGCACTAGCTCAGCTACGCAGTTTGAACCTTTCGAAGCTGGTTTCTTGAACATGTACATCTTACAATCAGGTCGAGTAGGCGGGTTCCTCAACTACGAACTGTTCTCTGGGTTCCAAGAGATGAGCATGAGGATGTTTGGCGGCTTCATCAACTTCAAGTTCAACAAAGTCAGCAAGGAACTTCAGATCATGCGCAGGCCCAGATCCGAAGAAGAAGAGGTCTTGCTGTGGACTTATAACTTCAAACCAGACGTTACCATGCTCAGCGATTACATGGCACTGCCTTGGATCAGAGATTACACATTAGCACTGAGCAAGCGTAGCCTAGGTGAAGCTCGTGAGAAGTTTGCTACTATCGCTGGTCCGGGGGGCGGCACTAACCTAAATGGTAGTGCACTCAAGCAGGAAGCAGCAGCAGACATGGAAAGACTTGAAATTGAAATCGGTAACTACACCGAAGGCAACGAACCGCTTAGCTTTATTATAGGTTGACAACTAGCTTTATCTCTCGTATGCTATCCTTAATAAGGAGAATTTCATGCTGATCGGAATCTGTGGCCTCATAGGCAGCGGCAAGGATACTATTGCCGCTCATCTCGTTGAACAACACTCGTATGAGCGTTATAGCTGGGCTACACCTTTGAAAGATATCACAGCGACTCTGTTTGGATGGGATCGTGAGATGTTAGAAGGAACTACCTCAGAACTGAGAGCGAATCGTGAGCTCAAGGACGATTGGTGGAGTGAAAAATTAAACCGAGAGTGGAGTCCCCGCAAAGCTTTGCAACATATGGGAACTGAAGTCATGCGCGATGCCCTGCATCCTGCTATCTGGGTGCTAGCTGGACAGCGCAGGATCGCAGGAAAATCAAACGTAGTGATCCCTGACACAAGATTTCCAAACGAGATCGAAGCCATACGAGAGATGGGTGGCCAAATATGGCGGGTCAAGCGCGGCGACGATCCGGAATGGTTCCAAAAATATCGTAGTCACTCTATCATTCCACAAGATGTACATCCTAGTGAATATATGTGGGCTAATACTGACTTCGATCATGAGTTTTGCAACGATAGCAATATTGACGATCTCACCAACATGGTTGGATCAGTAATCAGCAACAGGTCCACTTTTAGTGCCAGGCATCGCAGCTATCTCGGCGACACAGTTGGCGCAATAGGTACGCAGATTTAATCTACCTGCATTGAGCTTGTTACCATCTAGATAGACGATACTAAGCTGTGCTAGATGCTTGGCTTGGAAGTGACAGCGATCACATTCGTGTCGTTTCTGATAACCACTTTGCGATAAAGCTTGGTTCTCTAGATTTTTTTCTTGTTTCTTAATCTTCTCACAGCTTAAACACCGTGATCTGTAATGCACATAACCACCTTTAACGTAGTTAAAAGCCCGTGGCTTCGTCCTGCAGACAGTGCATAGAGGTCTTATTTCTTTCATTTGATATTTAATCAAAGGTCAGCAAAGGTCTTGAGTAATCAGGCCTTTTTTAGTCACTACTGGTAAATATTCCATAATAGGAGTTAAATCAATGGCATTAGTGTCTCCAGGTATCGAGATTACAGTACAAGACGACAGTCAGTACTCACCAAATACAGCTAGCACCGTTCCACTGTTGATCGTTGCGAGTGTGCAAGATAAAGTCAATTCAGGCGGCACTATTGCTGCTGGAACTACAGGAGAAAACGCAGGCAGCTTGTTTGTGATGACAAGCCAGCGAGATGTGCTTACCACATATGGTAGTCCAGCTTTCTACACTAACACTAACAGCGCACCAATTCAGGGGTATGAGCTCAATGAATATGGTCTCTTAACAGCATATAGCTTGTTAGGAGTTACGAACAAGGCTTTCATAGTTCGAGCAGACGTTAACTTAGGTGAACTAGTAAGCTCAGGCGATCGTCCTCTTGCTTCTCCAGATGACGGCACTTACTGGTTGGACATAAGCCCAACGAGACTAGGTATGTTTGAATGGGATGCAGCGGACCAAGAGTTTGTTCCGGTGTTACCGTTGGTCATCACTGATACCGATGATCTCTCAGGTGGTGCACCTAAGGTTAGTATCGGACAGCAAGGTCAATATGCGGTAGTAACAACTAACACTGCTAACCCAGTTTACTACAAGAACTCAGCAAATGATTGGGCACTTGTAGGTTCACAAGATTGGATGATCAGCTGGCCCACAATACAAGGTTCGGTCACTAATCCAACGCTCACTGTCGCAGAAACTATATCGATCAATGATGAGATCATCACTGTAACTGGTAATTTAACTGCGCTCGTCACATCGATCAATACAGCGGCTATTCCGGGCGTAACAGCAGCAAAGGTTGATAATAAGTTAGAACTATATGCTGATGATACCGCTGCTAGCGATGTCAGCACTGTTGACGGTGCTATACGTATAGCAAATGATAGCGGCGACACCCTAACTGATCTCGGCATTGATGCTGGCACTTATTATCGTCCAGCAGTCCAGCTCAGCAAACATACTTCGGTTCCACATTGGAAGAGCGGCGATTCAGAGCCCCGTCCAAGCGGTTCGATATGGACTAAGACTACAGCGTCAAACTATGGTGCTAGCTTTGCGGTCAAGAGATTCAATGCTCTTACACAGGCATTCCAGCTATTAAGTGCTCCGTTGTATGCAGATGATGCTGGTGCTAACAAAGCCTATGATCCATTACGTGGCGGTTCAGGCATCCCAATTGGATCAGTTTACGTGCAGTACGACGTAAACAACAACGAAACAATCACATACAAGATACTTAATCGCATCAAGGCGGGTGTTACCGCAGTAACAGGCGATGACACTACACCATCATTTGTTATTGGCGAAACATTCACTATAAAGTACAGCTCACCTAACAGTGAATCAATGAGTGCTAGCGAAACGGTTACGATGACAGGCACGACTGCTGCTAAATTCGTTGAAGACATACTAGCATTAGGATTGACCTATGTTAGCGCACAGGTTAACAGCAATGGATCAGTTAGCATCATACACACAGCAGGCGGCGTATTAGAGCTAGACGACCTGTCAGGCACACCGCTTGCAGATGCTGGCATCTCAACTACGAATGATTTTTGTAGAGCTGGTCCAGATAGTCAGATCATCGTTTCTAATTGGGAAGCAACCACATACACCGCTAGCGTTAATGCTCCGGGACAAGATCCAGAAGCTCTAACCAAATGGTATTGGGGCGAGCTTGGTGAAGCTGACATACTAGTACACAACGGTACTACATGGAAAGGTTATCGCAACGTATCTAATGATGCTCGCGGTTTCAACCTAACCAACAGTGATCCAAATGGCCCAATATTCTCAGTGACTGAACCAACTACACAGAGCGATGGAACTTCGTTGTCCTATGGCGATCTATGGATTGACACTAGTGATTTAGAAGCGTATCCATTAATCCGTCGTTGGTCATTGATCAACAGCGAAGATAAGTGGGTACAAATCGACAACACCGATCAGACCACAGAGAACGGTATATTATTCGCAGATGCTCGTTTCATGGGCAGTTCTACGCTAGATACAGTAAATGATACCATTCCATCAATAGCAGATCTACTGACTAATGATTATCTCGATCTAGATGTTCCAGATCCATTGAGCTATCCACGAGGAATGTTACTGTTCAACTCGAGGCGCAGCAGCTTTAACGTCAAAGAATACCGCAAGAGCTACTTTAACAGCAGCGACTTTGCAGGCGACACATTACCGACAGAAACCAATGCTTGGGTAAGCATCAGCGGTGCCCGTGAAAATGGACATGCTTACTTTGGTCGTAGAGCGCAACGTAATGTTATTGTGGCTGCGATGAAGAAAGCTATCGATACTAACACTGAGATACGTGAAGAGCAGAGAGAGTTTAATCTCATCGCTGCGCCGGGTTATCCAGAGCTTATCCCTAACATGGTACAGCTCAACAACGATCGCAAGAATACCGCGTTCGTAGTAGGCGATAGCCCATTCCGTATTCCAACAGAAGGTACTGCACTTACTAACTGGCTCACAAACACAGAACTTAACAGTGTTGAGAGCGAAGATGCATTAGTCACCCGCGATCCATATCTAGGTGTGTTTTATCCAAGC